TGTTTTTGGTGATTTCCGGAGCGTTTTGGTGTTTTTTGGTTACGTCCGGAGCGTTTTGGAGCGGTTCATTTTTCGAACTACATATAAACTTTTTGTTCATATGGTATATATAGTGTCCTTTTTGGTTAAACGTTTTACCACATCGATTACATTCATACACAACCATGACGATATATAAACAATATGGTATAATATTTAAATGGTTTTCACCAAAATATCATTTTTTAGTTACTCCAGGAGCACTAAAATCCCAGAGAGAGAGAGATTTTTCTGGGAAAAGTTCATCAATATTTGTTTGAAAATTGTTAAGCTTACAACCTAATATCATTTTTTAAATATGCAAAATATAAATTGGACTGTAATAGATCCCACTTATACGGGCACAACTTCCCAAAGAGAATATGCCTTGATGTAATCATCGTTAGAAGCTTGCATTGTAAATGAAACAATATTTCCATCTGTAATTGTTACACCATGAGCACTTGTGTTATCCATAGTATAAGTTTTAATACCGCTTGTCGTTGTTACGAATCCATTTGATGGCTGCTGTAATATTTCAAACAAAAAGTTTTTATTTTCATTTTGATTGTAAGTGTCTATTATAAGGTTATTTGTTTTACTTGAATGTTTAAGATATTTTCCATTTCCAACTCTTAAACGATTTAGTGTTCCTTTACTATAACTTATATAATTGATAATTGGGTCATCATTGGAAACGTTATTATCAATGGTGAATACTAAAGGATTCGTATTAAGGCATACGGTTGTATTATCAGAGCACAATCCTATAAATAAACCAGTGTTCTTTTCTTTAATTTTGAATGATTGGGGAAATTTCTGTTCTTGGGACGCAAAGTAGTAATTAAATATTTTGTCTTGTGTCATGTCTTTGCATTTAGGTGGATCGCATTTGGGAATATCACAAGAAGTTTTCTTCCTCATGTACATAACAATCAGGATTATAATCGTTACCGCTCCAATTGCTACCAAAATATTGCTTTTATCCATAATATTTAAAGAATATATTTTTTAAACTACTTAAAGAATTATAACATAATATAATTAGAAAGTGTTGTGTAAGCTAATCTGAATGACCGACATGGCTGACACCATAAAACCGCTACCCTTTACGTTTGATGGTTTCGAGGTGTATAATGCAGATGATTTGAGGGAGTACGACCCCAACTTTTTCTATGGTTGCTCTCGTGGCATCCGTAAGATTATAGAACGTAAGAAAATCGATGTTTCGGATTTCAAGTGGGGATCAAAACACAAGAGCGGTTGGAAGGGTTGCTCTGCGGATTATCCAAAGGGTAAGTTGCTATTGAAAGCGGATTGGGTACATGAAAATGTTCCCAAGATGGCTATTAATGAGGATGTTAAATATGAGTACGAAGAAGCACCTGCTATTTTGCACCTTAAGGAAGAAGAAAAATTCAAGGATGTTAATGGTAACGTTCTTGATATCGAAGTGCGTGGTGAGCGTGACCCTAAGAAGTGTTATTTCAAGGTGAAGGATGTATCTAAGGCTTTTAATATGGAACGTCTTGTTTCTGTGATTTTAAATGATGATAAACATGGTCATGAACTTAACATCCATTATAAATATTTTACGGTACAAAAAAACACCCCAGGTGAAAAAAATCAAGTAAAAAAAGTCCTTTATCTCACCTACAAGGGAATGCTTCGTGTCTTGTTTTGCTCTCGTACTGGCAACGCAGAGCGCTTTCAAGACTGGGCAACTGATAAATTGTTTACCCTGCAGATGGGAACAAAGGAGCAGAAGCAAGCATTGGTAAGCGATGCTCTGGGCGTAACTGTGGAAGCTGTGCGAGAGGTCTTCAAGAAGAGTTCTACTAGTGTTCCCTGTGTGTATCTCTTCGCATTGGGCACAGTTAAGGACTTGCGCAAAACTATGTCTATCAGTGACAATTTTCAGGACGATGATGTGGTTTATAAATATGGTATGACGAAGGACTTGGTTACAAGGACGCAACAACACCAAAACGATTACGGTAAAATTAAAGGGGTGACTCTCAAAATGAAATATTACAGCTTTATCGACCCGCAGTACGTCTCCGAAGCAGAAACCGATATCAAGACTTTCTTTAACTCTCTGGATATGAAACTGGAATATGATAACCGATCAGAGCTTGTTATTATCAAGTCTCAACATATTGATATCGTTAAGAAACAATATCAGACCCTTTCTATGTTGTATGCAGGGCATGTCAAGGAGCTCGTACAAAAGATCAAGGATTTGGAGAAAGAATTAGAGCTAAAAGATGAACGGTTTAAAAATGCCATAGAATTGAAAGAAGAACGATTTGCGAGTATTATGGAACTAAAAGAAGAGAAACATAAGTTAGAAGTAACAAGATTGGAAAAAGATATTGAGTTAAAGAATATGGAAATTAAAATGAAGGACGAACAATTGGTTTCTATGAATAGGATTCGCGAATTGGAACATCAACTGTTGCAATCCCGCGGAATTACTCTTTAATTTGTATATTTTATAAATGATTATGTAAAAATAATCATTTATAGTAAATAATCATGTAAAATAATCATTTATAGTAAATAATCATGTAAAATAATCATTTATAGTAAATAATCATGTAAAATAATCATTTATAGTATATTATAATATAAATGAATGGACAACCTATAAATGTGGTTCATAATGGTATTTATGTATCAAAACAAAATCCATTTCCCGTTACTGCTTCTTTTGGTGGAACTGTTACCGATGCATTCGGTAGACTTCGTATCTCTCAACCATTGACACTGTTTGACAGTTTTCATCGTTATCAAGATAATGGAAAGCTAAATGAATATACTAGCGGATCTGCTAATAGTGTCCATGACCAAAGTAGTTGCAGTATTGTAATGAATGTTGGTACAAATGATGGTGATAAGATATATAGAGAAACAAGCAGAGTATTTGCATATCAACCAGGGAAGAGTTTATTAGTATTTTGTACCTTTTGTATGGGTCCTACAAAGAACAGTTTACGGCAACGTATTGGATATTTCGACGTAGACAATGGTATTTACATACAATTGTATGGTTCTACTTTAAGTTTTGTTCGTAGGTCATCCACTTCTGGTTCTATAAAGGAAACTGTTGTATCACAAAGTGATTGGAACAATGACACTATGCTTGGAGACGGTACTAGTGGAATAACACTTGATATCACAAAAACACAGATTTTGTTTATGGATATAGAGTGGTTAGGTGTAGGATCAGTCCGTATTGGGTTTGTTATCAATGGCGTTTTTTGTTTGTGTCATACATTTCATCACGCTAACCAACCATCAACTATCAACTCCGATACTACACTTCCATATATGACAACTGCATGTCTTCCTGTTAGAGCCGAACTAGAAAATACTGGTCCAACTTCAAGTAATAGCTCTTTTAGATTAATATGTACTAGTGTTATATCTGAAGGTGGTTATGAATTAAGAGGTAGACAAAGAAGTGTTGGATATACAGATTTAGATGTTGCTAAAGTTTTGCCTTTAAAAAATACAGTATATTCAGTAATATCTATTCGATTAAAGTCTAACAGATTAGGTGCTATAGTTTTACCAACACAAATAAGTCTTATTTCAACAGTAACAAGTGGTTATAAATGGGCATTAATCAGTAATGCGACTATTTCAGGAGGCGGTAGTTGGTTGAGTGCTGGATCAGATAGTAATGTAGAATATAAATTAGATAGTACTAATGCAATTACCGATGGAGTTGTCTTGAAATCAGGTTACTTTACGGCATCTGGGGGGTCTAGTCCGACTATTAACTTGGATGCTAATCTGTTTAGATTTCAATTAGAAAGAAATACCTTTACCAATACTGCATATACATTTACTTTAGGTGTTTCATCAGATGGTGCCAACAATAAGGTCTTGGGATCAATCGACTGGGAGGAATTAACCTAAACACAAAGCGTTTCGTCGGAGACTTGACGTCTTGGTTAAACACCAAGCGTTTCCTTTACTACTATCTTAAACATTACACTTGTTTGTAACAATGGATTTACTTCATTTGGTGGCAATGTATCTGTGCCAAAATCAAATAAATCGCCATTTGGTTTCCTAAACTCTAATGTTAGTTTATGTAGTCTAGAATCCGCAAAAGGATACATTCTCTTTGTCCTCTCAACTAAATCATTGTTGTATACAAATTGTCCTGACATATTTGATGGTATCAATTTTGCAAAATAACGTCTACCTCCACTAGTAGTATCTATCATACCTGTTATTTCAGGTATATTTAAATACAAATACTGTTGATTTAACACATTATTAGTGTTAGGATAAATAACATTTACTAACTCGATACTTATAATGTTTTTATAATTACTTACAATTTGAGCTCCATTATATCCCGAATTTGGATTAAACTGAACCTCGAACCTATTGGATGAGCTCCAAGCAGTTCTGTCTCTATCTCTGGAATCAACGTTTATATAGTATGTTTTTATAGCAGTTTGCACATTATCATAATCGTGATTATAAAAAGGAACTTGAATTGACATTATTTATATGATCATATAAATAATATCTTACAACCTTCACGCACACTTAAACATACATCATTTGGACCGATGTCCGGTCATCCTTGGGTTTAACCACTTTGTTGGTCTTGTAATGTTTGAAGGCACTGTTCACATCATCCATAGATATTTTCTTCTTGTCTTTCTCTTCCAGACAATAGATCCGTTTGGCGTGTTCTATCTTGACGTTTAGAACAAGGGTCTCTATATCGCCCCCAAAATTGGGAAAATACTCGTGATTTTCTTTGAAAAACTCCACCAACTGATCTTTATTATCCGTGTACTCCCAGTCCCTCCCAATATCCTTCACCATCTTTCGGAAGATCTGTTCCAGTTCTCCGTATGTGTACTCCTCGATGGAGTAACGAAAGGGGAACCGCCGCGATAACCCCTCGTTATACGCAAAGAAGCTCTTATCCAGAGCATCCTTATAACCCGCCACAATACACAACAATTGGTTTTTCTTCTCGGAAAGGTTCTGGTTGATCGTGTCGATGCACTCCTTGGAGAAGCTGTCTGATTTTTCGCTGTTACCCAATGAATAGGCTTCGTCTATGAACAACACACCACCGAGAGCATTGTTAATGGTTTCTTGGGTTTTTATGGCGGTCTGCCCCAAGTATTTTGCTATCAGATCAGACCTTTTTGCTATAACAAAGGTCATCTCATCCCGGCGACGTCTCTTTCGTGGAATGTAATCGTCGTCATCCACCTTTCGCTCCCTGTCCGTGCTAAAAGGAGGTTGTTGAATGATGTTCAAGTTATAATATATTTCTCCTATGATCTTTCCTAACAAGGTTTTTCCCACGCCAGGCGGTCCCTCTATCACCGTATGTAACATGTCCTGGTTGCTATCCTGTAGATTCGATAAAAAGAACAGTATATGTCCTACGATTGTTTCCTTGACTTTCTGCATCCCAATCAGTTTCTGTAACTTTTCTAAGGAGCTCGTTATCTTTGACAGGCGGTACACATCAAAAGAATACTCATACGGGGCATATTTGCTATATGCCTTGCCTAACTTTATCAAATCCTCCAGCGTTTTAATATCAGGTAGCTTCTCCACCGGCTTCTTCTTAGGGGGCGGCGGCGGGATGTCCATATTTGTGTACCCTTTTCTTTTGCTCATATTCCTCTTAATATAAAAGATGTTTTTTGTGTTTATATTAATTTCATAATGTCATAATGATAATAATACTCTTTACTGATTTCTTTAATTACATGACCCAACTCCACTCTAAATATGATACCTTCGTCCATTGTCGGCTCCCTTAACGATTCATAATACTTATCGATTTTCCATGTTTGTTCCCTCTTGTGACCTTCTTCCTTTTGGGTCATGTAATTATTTATATGGTGTATGATGTGCTGGCTAATATCAAATGATAATATGACTTTTTGATATTTCTTACCTATCAAATCATGTATATGTTTTCTGACTGGATTCGCACTATTGAAGATTATGTCACGGTTCTCTTTGATACCTATTTCAAGTTCTTCCACACTGTAAGCTATGAAGTAGCTTCTCCTGACTTGATTGATAAGTAAGTCAATGAAAATATTTCTGAAATGTGAACTACATCCCACGGTAATAACTATGTGTTTCTTATTTCGCGTTTCTTTCTGAAAGGTATCCCATAAAAAAGGGTCATTCATGGGGGTTGGTATAAAGGGATATTCTTTTATACGAAATGATCTCTTTGGTTGCTCAAATAAGTCTTCTGGATATATGAAAGGTAACCTTATGTTGTGTGCAAAGAAGACATCATTAGAGTTGTAATCTTCTTCTTTTTTACGGTATTTTCTCCCGGCACAGTCCCCACATATAAACCCTGTGATGTCATTGCTTTTAGCGATACCTTTATACAAATCCCACATTCCAGTCATAGGCTTCTTATAATGGTCCGTTTGGGTTGCTATAAATACGTTAAGTGGAAAATTCAATCTCCTCCTCAACCTCTCTACGTTTTCTTTTATTGTAACTGTATTTTTATTATTAATGAACAAAATAACCGTATAACCTTCTCGGTACAACTGCAAGAGCTTCTCTCGAGTATTATTGTACAACAAGTTCAAGTCCTTATTAACAAGGGTGCCATAGAGGTTGAATCCGGCAATTTTGACACCAATTTGTTCAATACAATACACAACTGATTCGTGTTCCTCCCACAACATCCCATATTCTTACGTAAAATATTATTTAAACTTCATTAATGATATCCATACTTGCTGTTATTGCAACAAGTCTTATTGGATCCTATTACACTCGTAAAGGGATTCCCTCCAAATGGTTTGACTGTATTCGATCGGATAAAACACCACCTGCCTATGTGTTTCCTATCGTGTGGACCATTTTATACATTTTGATAGCTTTTGCTTTTGGATTAGCTCTACAGGATAAAGATCAGGTAATCATACAATTATTTGTCCTGAATCTAATTTTCAATGTGTTGTGGTGTTTTGTGTATTTTTACAAAAAGAAACCAGGAGTTGCTCTGATCGTTATCTGTATAATATTATCATCTATTATTCAAATAATGAGAAACACTAAAAACAAAATGATCACGCAACTTATGATACCATATTTGATATGGATCACCTTTGCTACCCTATTGAACTATGACTCCATAAGTAAAGAAAAAACGTGTAACTCTATTGGATGAATGTTGGGAGCTCCGGTAAGTTCAACATATGCGTCATATATTTTGTGTAACTGTTGTTTAGCATAGATTTAACGATGTCCACATTCCAGTTTTCCTCCCTTGCCTTTTGCATGATGTTTAAAACATATTTTCCGTATTCTTCCTTATACTTTGCGTCATTATCAAGAACAATCTTGGGATTGGGCATGTTTAGATTTGGGAAGTCCTTCATGGCTTGACTAAATAAATCAATCATCTCTGACGTAACCCGCTCATCCTGCGTCACCTGACGATACTCCCGGTTGATATCCTTTTTAATTCTCTGTATTTCCTGCCTGGTAGGCTGCTTTTGCTTCTTCTCATTTATTTTTTGCCGTAGTTTCTTCCGCAGTTCCTCTCTACGATCCATTTAAGTATAAAAATTATATAATGTTTAAGTGTTTTTTTATCTATAACATTTATATAGATGCTTCATAACTTTGAATTGTTACGCATGATGGCTGTTATGTCTTCTCAACCCACTGCTCATGTCACTCTTCCCGCTGACATATCACCCGTTACCATCCTTGTCGCCGAGCCCGTTACAGAGCCTGCTGTGGAACCCGTTGCCGAGGAGCCCGTTGCCGAGCCTGTTGCCGAGCCTGTTGTGGAACCCGTTGCAGAGCCTGTTGAGGAACCCGTTGCAGAGCCTGTTGAGGAACCCGTTGCAGAGCCTGTTGTCGAACCCGTTGTGGAGCCCGTTGTGGAACCTGTTGTGGAACCCGTTGCAGAGCCTGTTGCAGAGCCTGTTGTGGAACCCGTTGCCGAGGAGCCCGTTGCAGAGCCTGTTGCAGAGCCTGTTGTCGAGCCCGCCGTGGAACCCGTTGGCGAGCCTGTTGCAGAGCCTGTTGCAGAGCCCGTTGCAGAGCCTGTTGCAGAGCCTGTCGCCGAGCCTGTTGCAGAGCCTGTCGCCGAGCCTGTTGCAGAGCCTGTTGCAGAGCCAGTTGCAGAGCCTGTTACAGAGCCTGTTGCAGAGCCTGTTGAGGAACCAGCAATCATGCTAGGGGATAAAGTGCTTTAACTTTTAGTACTCGTCAAAATCTATATTTAGTTCATTAAAGTCTGCTTCATTCAATTGTTTAACCTTGGCATTGCCAAGAGAAGACATAAACTGTTGTGTTTTGTTGTGCTCTTTCAGTAGGTCATTATATTTTTTGTGTAGAGTAATGTATTCTTCGGAATAACTTTTTGGACATGAATTAATTGACTTGCACCATATCCAAACGGTGTATCCTACCAGACACAAAAGGAGTACCAACTGTGTAAACTCTATTGTTATTGTTTTCGAGGTCATTAAAATAACAATAGAAAAAATAATAGCTTTATATATAAATGATCAACGGAAACATCCAAGAGGGTATATCATCGTATTTACCGAATATAACATCGCTAGATCGATCTAATATATACAACAGATTAATCGAATTAATCAGTCACATCAAATCTCGTTTTCATTTTGATAACGATGATCAATTCACGCAAAACAAGAACCGTGACATAGTTGCCATTTTGCAGAGCATAATTCCCTTCATAAACAAGACTAACAGTGCTGTTACATCCATGGAGGACTTTATCAAGGATGCAGTATCGAATTACGGCGTTGACCACGTTACTTTCACTTTAGACAATTTAAATAACAATGTCAAGACATACAAAAAGACCATTGATATTGTCAGTAATAAACTGTTTGTTAATTGGGTTAATGTCCTACCTTTAACTTTATCAAATTACACAGAATCAACCGCATGGACACTCTCTCAGGATTATCTTACTAAAGTTCAGCCTGACAATTTGTTTCATGGAATTCATTTTTATGATGTTTATAACACGTTGAATCGTTTTTTATTTCAAGACATATTTCATTTAAAGTGGTTGTTATATGAAGCCATCATTGGGAAGGACGCCCGTCCTACCTTGTACCTACACATATTGGATCAATACTTCCCCCTTAAAAATCTGGAAGTGTATGACACATTTGATGATAGCCCGGATAAGACAAAGATAAACTTAAAGTGGCAGATGTTGCAACAGGAGGCTGCGTTAAACACGGACGAAGGTAACAAAAGGTTTCATTTTTTAAAGTCCATGATAATGCACTACATAAGGAGGTATCGGCTCCCAGCTGTCAACAACGAGAAAAAGGACTATTTGACATTTTGCAAAAGTGTAAATTTAATACAACTGTATCAATACTTACACGAAAGCTTGTTAGAGTTTAATGCGACCTGGTACGGAAAATCAATAAAGTACATCAAACCTAAATGGGATACGATCAATGTAAACGGGAACATATATCATATCAGCTACAAGGTGTTTTACAACTTTGCAAAGTCGATATGTTACAGAGAGGACGTGCGCATCGATGTTGGCCACAAACTTTCCGAGTCGGAAATAACGAGCGTCATTAATGATATCAAAACCAAAAATGTAAGTTTTAGTGGCTCCATTAGAAGCACCTATGGCAAAGCCTTTGATTCAAACATATCTGTCTTATCGAGCAACATTAACTCATTCATCAGGTCGAACCTGATAAAAATCGTATTTGAGACACACATTTGTCATGGATTGTATTCAAAGTTTGTTCCAAATAAATTCCTGACGGATTACTCGTACGTTGGGGAGGATTTTGACGAACGCAGTGCAGCCATACGAAAGGCGGTCGGCAAGGGCATCCACAAATACGATAACGCTTTTTATTATCTGACCAACAAACCATATAATGAACTTGTTATTTATGGTACCACCGCATTAAAGTACATTATCAACGTCAGTAGCTGGTATTCATTTTATTCGATGGATTGGCTGTTTCAAATTAACTTCTATAATCATTTCATAAATAACCGGGTTTTGTTTGTGACGGGAGCGACGGGTCAAGGTAAATCCACTCAGATCCCCAAGTTGTTGCATTATGGACTTCGCGCTTTTGATTTGAACACGGTACCTCGAGTGGTGTCAACCCAACCCCGCACCCTGCCCACCCGGGACAATGCGGTCTTTATTTCGAAGGAGATGGGGGTTCCCAACAAACAATATTCGACGGCGTTTGAGGGGGAGGTTAATTCATTCAATACATATGTGCAATATAAATCACAGACGGACAGTTCATTGATATCGAACAAAGGCACATACATTCGAGAGGTGACAGATGGTCTATTGTTGGAGAACATATTAAACTCTGACTTTGTCAGGGAGGACATTATCATTGTGGATGAAGCCCATGAACATAACCCTAATATGGACTTGATATTGTCGATGTCCCGCGATTTATTGCAAAGTAACATGAAATTAAGACTGGTCATAACGAGCGCAACAATGGATGACGACGAGAGGATCTACCGGAGGTACTATAGGGAGATACAGGATGTGGATCCGGTTTTGGACAGACGCGTTCATTTGGAGCCGCCATTTGAGCCATCGAGGTACAGCATTCAGGATGTATTTATGACGCGGGATCCGGTTGACTACGCCGAGGCTCAAGAGTTGGGTATCAAGAAGGCAATTGAAGTCAGTTCCCAAATCAAGGGCGACATATTGTTCTTTTCCATAGGAAAAAAGGACATTATGGAGATTTGCACGGAGCTGAATGAAAAACTGCCATCACACGTCATTGCTCTTCCTTTTTACAGGGAACTTCCTCAAGAATGGAAAAACATTATTCCAGAAATTTCTAAAAACTGGGACAAGATTGATTTTGACAAGTGTCAGTTAACGGAGGTGTTAAGCGGCGAGGAGGTCCCGCGCAAAAGACAGAAGTATAGCAAAGCCATCATCGTGTCGACAAACATAGCTGAAGCCTCGATAACCATTGACAGTCTGACGTGTGTAATTGATACAGGGTTCTATAATCGGGTGTACTACGATCCAGTCCAAAGATACTCCAAACTGGAGGTGACGCCGATATCGGATACAAGCCGAGTGCAGAGACGTGGTCGTGTGGGTCGCAAGAGCAACGGTGTTGTGTACTATATGTATACTGAGAACTCTAAAAAACAGGCAAAGAAAAAGTATCCTATTTGCGACATCGATTTCACGCTATCCATCTACAAATTGTTGGGCAAGTATAACATGGAAAAAATAATGGACCCTGCTGGGGACTTTTACATCATTCATCCATGTGAGGATACGATTGAAAGAGATATCAATGGCGCGATTGTCAGCGGTACCACCGAAAAGATGGAAACCTTTAAGAGTGTCGGCAAAGCGTACGAATTGTATGATGACGCTGGACGCAACACCGTATACCAGGTCATTATTAATGAAATGAGCAACTTTCAAAATGATAATGAGTCCGAACTGCAAACATTATCATACATAAGAACCTTGTACTTCTCGGTGTCCTTCAAGTGTTTGAATGAGGTATTGTTTGTGTTTGCAATGATGAGGACCAAAAACTTCAACAAATTTTTCAAACTCCATCCAAAAACACAAAGTGAGATCATCCAATTGTACAATTTAGCAAAACGTTTTTATAAACTATTAGGAAAAACGAAAACAACGGACACCACTACAAAAAACGCATCCGAGAAATATCATCAATGGAAGCTGGAGTATCTATCAAAAGGAAGGCACACAAATGTGTGGGATAAGATACCGTTGAAGAAGGAAGAGTTCTCGAGAATACATGATAACAAGGAGGATGAAGATGTTCCCGCCTACGAATACGACGACACGGAACTTGTCAGGTACATCCAAACAAAGTCCCGCGTTAAGACGGTTTCCACCTTTACGCAATCTTTCATCAAAAACATGCGAATATTACCTATCAAGTGTCGCAAGTTGAGGGATAATGTCGGGTCAGCTTTGTTGGACGTACAACGGAGCGACAATACCGAAGACAACATCCTAAAGTCATTCCAAATGGGATTTCCTTTAAATATAGTCAATATTGAAGGAAAAAAGGCAAAATCACAGGGGGCAGAATATGCGTTTACAAAAGAGAAACACAACATAACATCACCGTATGGTAGATTCTTATATTTGACCTTTAATTTTGACAATGAACCCGATATCTTGTCGCAAATAATATCTTAATTTAGATTAACGACAATGAACTTGAATCCAAAGATATGGGGACCCCATGCGTGGTTCTTCCTAGATTCAGTGATTATGAGCATAAATAATGATGATATGAATGTCTATAAGGATTTTTTTGTGAGGTTAGGCGATGTGCTCCCTTGTGGTTCATGCAGGGTCCATTATAATGACTATTTGGCATCTTTTCCTCTGAATGACATTCGCACTAAAGATGAGCTCTTTATATGGTTTAACAATCTACATAACCGTGTACGGACCAAAAGTGGAAAGAAACCCAGGGATATAAAGACGGTTACCTCTTTCTACAACGACGAATACAATAATTCCAACCTCGCCGCTTATTGTATAATTGTTGCAGCCTTGTGTGCATTTATTTTTATTTTTGTGAGGAAATGGAAAAACTGATTCTTTGTATAACCTCCTGGACCGCCTTGTCAGTTACTGTGTTATTAATCCAGTCATTGACGTCTACATTTCCCAACAACTTGTTTCTGATCTTTGTGATTTCCTCCGCATAGTCCCTTATCAATTGTCTGAATTTGATGTTTTTTGCGCGGATGTCAAATATCACCTTCTTAACGAGTTTGGCAGGGGGCAGGTCCGGATTGCGCAACCTCTGTGAGGCATACCAGAAACACCATGCAACGCAGAACCCATCGGGGTCACCAATCCTTTTCATGGTATCAACCTCTTCCATGCCTTGAAAGCCTATCTTGGGCAGGAACTCGTTCGGTCTAATATATGACAGTTTTGTATCCAAAAGACCCTTGAAGAAAGTGTGAATTTCCGCGTCCATTGTCAATGGTCTGTAATAGAATCCATAGGGTGGGTCGCTGCCATTGGGCTCGAATCTTTCGAGGCAGTTCAATTGTTTGTCATAAATCAGAATATTTGCATGAGCTCCCTGAGATTGTTCTATACCCAAGGGCATGATCAAAAAGCGTTGATTAGAATTGAGAAATGTTTGAATTGTTTGTTGAATGGTAGTGGGGACGAATAATCTGTTGTATATCCACATGACCTCAAAGTTATAAAACTCTGTCCGCGTGTTTTTGATGTAGCCTAATGACTCATAGTGCTGTTCTATCTGAGGATTCCTCACAAACTCCCTCGATATCAGGGTACTCGATAGCGGGATATTCGTTAATGTGGTATTTGTATGTAATAACAGACACCCTGACAATATATCCAATGTGGAGCCTGTGAATGTCGACATTTTGACCGCTTTCGGAGTGTTTATATTGACACAATACCTCGATTTGCTAAAGGGAAGGGAGCGTTTATCCAAGTTATATTTTATGATATTCAAACATTCTTCTTTTGTCTTGGGGACTTTTTCTTTCAATGCGTTACATTGGTTTTCCCAATCATCGTACCACACTTTGTTTTGCTGTTGGAGTGCATTGTAGTAACTCAATGTGACGGTTGCAATAAAGCTTTGTTTGTCAGACACTATATCAAGAGGGCGTTTGTTTTTTTCGTTTTTTATGTTTATGTTTAATTTGAGCCGACTCAAGATGTCATTGTATTCGTGCCACGAATCGTTTTGCACTAATAAATGAAGTACTGTGTTACCATCATTATTTTGAATGTTGACATTCGTGTTCTGGAGGAGCAGTTTCACCGGAAAACGATTGATGTGTTGCGGCATGCTCAATAACATGTGCAATGCGGTGGAACCGTCCATATTGACGTGGTTGAATTTTTTTGTTACGGCTACGATCAGGTGGACAATTTCGGCGTTTTCCGACGCGACTGCATAATGTAAGACGCTGTTTCCGAAGACATCCTGTTGATCCGCGTTTGTATCCTTGGATAAGATGGATTTGATGGCATCTATGTTTTGATTCTCGATGGCATACATTAGAGGCGTCTTGTGTTTAACATCCAGCACGGACACCTTATCGGTATGTGACACCATTGTCGTTATGATTTGAGTGTCATTCAGGTCCATCGCAAGGTGCAGCGGCGTCACCCCATCCTTGTTCAGATGGTAGGGACTCGTCTTTGCTTTCAGCAGTGCATTCACATAGTACACATCTTTGGACGTCGACAGGGTAATGTGCAACGCGTTGTTCTCGTGGTTGTCACGGATGTTGGGATTTGATTTGGGTAACAATAGATCAAAGGCAACCCTGTTATTGAACATGATGGATGTGTGAAGAGGGACGTTTCCGTACTCATCTTGCAGATCTTGAAGATGCACCCCTATCTGGTGCACATCGAAGGACGTCAATAACTGTAAGACTTCTAGATTACCAAACTTGATGGGGTTGTAACATATGTTGTGTCCCTCTTTATCCAACACATCTAGTTTGCATCCTAATTGCACCAATTTGCGTACCAACCGCGTGTCGTTATACAATACGGCATATTGGATTAGATAGTTCCCCTGGTCGTCTCGTAAATTTGGATCACTGTGGTTATCAAGTTGGTCAAACACTGTATTCCAATCTTTTCTTTGCAGTGCATCAGATATATGTGTAACGGTGCTAAATGTGTGTTCGCGGCTCATTATATAATAATATATCAAATTAAAAAATGCTCTTTGTAATACCGGATGTTGAAGGCGAGGAAGTACAAAAAGTCTTCGATTAGTTTCTTTCTTTCGGTGTGGTATGGACGAATTCTTTGCATGGTATCATCATAATTAAACCAACCAATGTCTCCCACCTCCTGTTTTTGCACCTCGCTGTTATCCGCTTTAAGCGGTTTCAAATGATGCATTGTCCCTAGGAAGTACACGTGCTTGTATTTCACCATGTTCGTGCCCGTGAATATTTCGGCCAGTGGATAAATGCGATCTAAGATGACAACCTCCTTGTTCTCTAATCCCGTTTCCTCATTGAACTCTCGCTGGGCGCACTCCAAGTCCCTCTCGTAGTAATTACGCCTCCCCTTGGGAAACCCCCACTCGGGGATATTGTACTTGGGTTTGGTGTTCTTGATCAGGTCCTTGTCCACCTCCATGTACTTTTGCAACGAGGTATGATACTCCTTCTCATATATCTTGTTCCTACTGTTGTTTTTCCACAAGGTCACCCAAACGTCATCAAATGATTGGGTCAACAACATAGATTTTTCTCCTTCCGTCATCTGTTCGATGAGATGAACGACGGAATCGGGATTGTCCACCTCGTACCGCCCTCGCATGAATTCTATAAACCCAAGACTGTTCTTCCGACTAATAATCAAAAACTTTATTTTGTGTTTTAGGCATTCCACAATGTCTTTCACTTCGTCCTTGGTGGTCTTGTTTTTGTTGTTGAACCAAAACATGTTGATGTTGTTGACGATTGCATTTGGATAGCGGTTATACTTGGATTCCAGGATTTTTTGGTACATTAAGAACTCGTCCTCCAGATGGAAACATATGATGCCGTAACTGGTCAGGGGATCGTTGCATTTTTTTCCAATATGTCCCTTTCGACCACAATTGAGACAATACTGTGTTCTTTTCTTAAAAATATTATCATCATCAGATGAATCCATTTTTTAACATTCTAATATATTTTACGCAATGAGCTTTTAAATCTTTTTATTCAAAGATTTCTACGTTTTCCAAATTTGACTCTTGTTGCATTTGCAGATCGCTCGGGACGTCGTAGTATTGTTGCACCTCCTCTTCGGATGCAACATCATTCAGATAGCCGATAATCATGATGCGGTTGGTGTTGGCGTTGATTTGTTTATTTTGAATGGTCACCTTAAGGTAGTCCCCGTTCATTAGCACCGCGTTGGTCTTTATATATTCTATGGTTCCATCCACATTCATGCGAAACTTTTGAATGTCAATGAGGTTGACCATGACGATGCAATCAATACAGCCGTTACTGCACCTCAAAGCTTTAAAATCCTTCGTGTTAACACCCTTGTCTGCATCCGATCTCATGTCAATTCTCACTATGATTTGTTTCAACTCGATGGGAACACACAAGGTCGCAATATACTTTATGTCGTACAGGGCATTCCCCATAAAGCTGTTGGGGTCGATGTAGCCGTTACCGTATTCCGTTATCTTGTGCACACGGACCACATTTCCAATCTTTATGTTCTTCCCTTCCACTTTCTTAATCAGATTGTTCTTAAGGTTTTTATATAGATTGAAGTCTAGTTGGGTCGGGGAGATGGATATTTTCGTCCCCACCTCCTGGATAACATAGGGATTGACAAGGATGTTGGCCATTTAATACTTATAAATATAATCTTTTTATGTTTAACTTGTTTTTATTCAATTTTTAATAGGGAAGGATTTATCCTTCCCTATTAAGGGTTAGTGCATATTTCCGCAAGGAAATGTGCTTCAATTTTTATTAGTTTTCTTTAGGCTCTTTAGGATTTATCCTTCCCTATTAAGGGTTAGTGCATATTTCCGCAAGGAAATGTGCTTCAATTTTTATTAGTTTTCTTTAGGCTCTTTAGGATTTATTCTTTCCTGTTAAGGGTTACTGCATATTTCCGCAAGAAAATGTGCTTCAATTTTTATTCTACCATGGCCATCCACGTATCATTATTTAATTCAAAACCCATGCTTTCAAGTTCGGTCTTGTGTTTTATGTAGTCAGGATGGTGCTTAAATTTGATGGAATACCTAGATAAGCCAATCTCTCGCTTTCCCTCAAAAATGCCATTGTCTTGTTTTCTCTTTTCGAAAGCGACTGATGTGTACAATAATCGATTAACTTTCTTATTGATATGTTCTATTCTATCGGTTAAACGAAGTGGAAACGGATACTCTGGGTGATTATTTGGAACAATCATATATACTACATTATCATCTTCATATTTTTCCAGGAACAACAACCGATTTTTGATGAGGTCACACAGACTGTTTCGACTGGCCACTTTGGAGTTTACGTCTTTTATTCCCAGCTGCTTTGCAAGGTCTAACAGCTCGTTTTTTTCCTTGGCGGTGTAACAGATAGCACCTTTGACTGATGCGGATGCAGAACGACGTTTGTTGTTGGCATCATGTTGTTTCTCTCGTAGCTTGAACACGTCGTCGCCATGGTGACTGTCCAACACCCCGATCACGAAATTGTCGGTCCTGTCATCGTAATACTCCATAGTATACTTGTAGCTTTGCTTTGTTGTTGTGTCTTTATTTTGCAGTAGTTTTTTAGTTTTTTCGTTGATGCTCATATACTCGTAAATACTAAGCTCATGATTTAGTTCAGATATGTAGTTGCTGCGATAGTACATCAGAATATCTTCGTTTTCATTAAAGGGTTGAAATATGTAGTACTTGCTGCGGAAGATGATATAGCCACCCACATTATATTTGTCATAGACGGTATCCTTAAAATTGTTAAAGTCGTTTTCGGAGATCGGAATCAGTTCATCCAATGCTTGATAAACGAAAAATAGATCAAACATGTCTTTTTTATCTGCGGGGTACTGTTTGATGATGTTGTTAACTATTTCGTCAAGCGTATAAACGTATTGGAAACGATACAGTTCCTTAATGATATCCTTAGCGGTATCAATCTCCGCTCTGGCCAGTTTGGTCGTGAAGGTGGAGTAGTCCAGGTTGTCCTTCGAGATCCGTTTGTAGAAGGATGTCGTCCGGTCGTAGTACTTGAGGTTGAGGGATTTGTCGCCGCACATAAAGTTGCACTTTGTAAAATCACACTGTACTGGACACGTTGGGGCGTTACCGCTAGTTCCCGGCTCGACACAGTTTTCATATGCTTTGACCTCATCGTTGGACACATTGCCGTTGTAATTCAAGGGACAATCGATGGCTACCTCTTTCATGGCCCGCTCAATCTGTTTAATTACTAAATACTTGAGTTCGGCCTTTTGATACAGTTCTTCTTCGGTCGACAGTTTTGATTTGTCTGGCAATGCCACAGTGTAGCGGAATATATTAACCTCTGGATACGGGTTGTCCTCCGTCATAATATCATAGTGGACACAGTGGCGAATGGCGCGACCGATTACTTGGTGCACCTTGCCGAGATTGAAATACACGTCGAGGATGTGCACCTCTTTAACGTTCCTCAGGGTGATGCCCTCGTTCATGACTTTGGAGCCTAGGATGAATTTGATATTTCTGCCATCGTAGTTATCAAGTTGAGAGAAGACGTTATCGAGGATGCGTTTCTTTTCTTCGGGGAGTGCGTCTTTTGATTCCTCGGATTGTCCGGTAATAGTCAAGAACGTCATTGGATAGAAGGACCGTTGAATGTTTGATTTTATGAATTGGTGGTAGGGTAAACCCGTGATGGCATCCAGAGTATCATCATTCGTTTGATAGTTCCCGTTTGGGTTCCACTCTAGACACCCATTCTGGATAAGCACTTGTTCGAACAGTTCGATACCCGATTTGACCAGATTTGAGTAGACGAATGCGGTGTGACTGCCTTTCTTTCCTTCAACCAATTGCATGATGTTGTCTAAGCACTCATTGAATTTTATAGAAAAGTGCTTCAGATAGGGTTGTTTAAATATCATACCACCTATGTTCCTTGTCTTCGTTTCGAATATGATATCGCTAGGATTGGTATCCGATGGAAAAAACTTTTCTTTTATTTTTGTTTGAAGGAGCTGTTTGTTGGAATTCATCAGGTTTCTGAGCGCTGATATGCCCTCTCTTCCAAACACACCCACAACGTTCTTACTGGGATCGAGACCTGGAAAGGCAAAATTAGCCACGGCGGCGCTACGCCGTTCCAGGGCATCTTCAAGGGCAGACACCGTGTCTTCCTTGACGCTGGTGTAAGTTTTCAACTGAAAGGCATCCATTGGACATCTGACGATGGGAGTGAATAGGATGCCTTTGGGAAGCTCGCCCATATCGACCTGTTTAGCAAAGGTGACCGGGTTGCTGCCCCGGTAGTAGGACACATATCCCTGAGCCATTTTCTTAAAGTATTCCAGTCCGTTTGGTTTGATGGCCATGGTGTAGTTTTTGTCGCTTGTAAATATTTTCTCTCTCACAATGGGATCATTGGTGGGTCGAAGGTAGTTCAACATCTCCACGATATCGTCCCCCAGGTTTTTCATGGGTGTGGCCGATAGCAACAACACCCGCAAGTTGTTAGAGTTTTCTATGATTTTCTGGAGTGCAAGTCCGTACTCGTTTCCCGTTATGTTGTGCGCCTCGTCCACGACAATAATTGTATTGTTCAAGTTGTCGATTCGATCGATGGATAAATCTCTTTCATAGTCTCCCTCGTCCGTTTTTTTATAGGATTTCTTTTTATTGTCCTTGTCTTTGTTATGCTGTATGATTTTTTGTCCCAGTACCTTTTTATAAAAGCCACGATAGCTCATAATACGATAATATTGAAGTGCTGCCATCTTAGCTCTACATAGCGCCTTTTCTTTTTCGCCTTTGTCAATAATGTTTCCGTCACCTTCTTTGCGGTATGTATCTCTGGTGCACTTGACGAGTTCATCTTTCCATCCCTCCTTGTTAAGGGGTCCGGGCACCAAGATGTATATTTTAGTATTGTATTTTTTCACTTGTTCTTTAAATTTTTCACATATTGCAACGGCACTACAGGTCTTACCGGAACCCAGGTTGTGGAAAATTAAAAGACCTTTGAAGGGCGTCTCCGGATTAATAAAGTTCGACAGCAGGTTTTGTTGGGATAACAATTGAAACCTTCCAGCACAAGCATTATCACGGACTTGTTTAAGTTCATCGTAGGTTTCAATCTGTTTCGATTCAGGAATACGATTATAGTGAAACTCTCTCTTCTCATATAACTTTCGTTGTAATTCATCGTCATCTGCCAATGGATAACTTACATCTTTAAGAAGATTCATTTATACTATAATTGAGGAAAAAAGTAATAAAATATTATTTGGTGTTATTACAATGGAACTAACACATCACGAGAAAAAGCAGATTGCGATAAGGATTGAGCAACTCAAAAACAAGAAACACTATCGAAAGATTTTTGAGCTGGTCAATGAGAATAACAACAAGTATACAGTGAATGACAACGGTGTGTATCTAAACATTAACACGTTATCGACACCGACATTGTTAAGGATCAAAAAGTTCCTAGACGACATTGATTCCCAGAAGGTGATCATTCCGGTTCCCAATGAATACGTTCCTTATTCCGAAAGCGATAGTTCGGTGTCAATGTCGACACAAGAACGCCACTTCATGAAGAGGTTGAGGGAGGACAAAAACGAGTTGAATGCATGGGGGACCACTGAGGCAAACACATCTGAGAGCTGTGTAAAGCCTAAAATAGATGTCACACCTTTATTTACGGATTAAATAGGGATAAAGGTTTATAACAATATCATAATAATACAATGAATTTTAAGGACATGTTACAAGCACTGTCTTCGGATCCGGAGAAGCTAAATGAGTTTTATAGGTCCATGATGAAGACCCATTTTGAGGATGAGGATTATTGGGAGCATATATGTAAGCATTCCACCTTTGATCTGCAGTTTGTTCAAGAAAATTACACTTTCATCAATATCAAGTACCTGCTGAAATATCAGAAACTCGAAGAGGATGTCTTGACGTGGTTAAAAGACAACATCATCTTTTATCCGGATGATTTGCAAGAATTAGTCCATCACCAGGCTTTATCAGCTGATATGTTACGATTTTACATAGATAAGATGTATCCGGTTGATTGGGATGCATTAGCATCACACCAAGTGTTGCCACAAGAAATTATCGACAAATACCACGACAAGTGGAATTGGAACATTATCACTACCGAGCAATATTTAACATTGGATACGATAGAGAAGTACACGGACCGGATTGCTTGGATGGTGTTACCGTTGAATTATCTGACCCAGTACTTGTTCAATGACAGTTTTGTGTATTATTTTCGGGACAAACCATTTTGGGACAACATCGGATTGATGACCCAGGTGACCGTTGATTGCTTGATTGAACACAAAACATACATAACTGAAAATGGATGGTACACGATTTTCATTTACATGGAACTTAGCACGGATGATATTGAAAAGTTACTTGATGTGTTGCCCGACACATTTAATCATCAGATGGTGTGGGATTCGGTGTCAACACATCAAGAGTTATCGCATGAATTTATAAACAAGTATGCAGATAAACTGCAGTGGGAATATATTTCTGCCAACCAGGAGCTAACATGGGGGGAGATAGAGAAACATCACGAAAGGGTGTCGCTGTACCACTTGTCGAGAAATTCTTGTTTAACACAGGAAATAATTGAAAAAATTGAACAGAATTCTAGTTTATTTAAAGACACTCTAGATAAGGATCTATTATCTCTGTGACCAAAGATGGGAATACACAATCTCAATAAGGTGATCAAAACATATGCTGAAGATGTTATCGAGATGGTCAAGGACAGTGACATGAAGGGCAAGGTATTGGCGGTGGACACGTCCATTGTGCTGTATCAGTTTTTGATTGCAATAAAGAAGGACACGGATGATTTCAAGACGGAGGACGGAAAGATTACCACCCACATTCATGCCATCTTAATGAAGACTTTTTCTTTGTTAAAACGCGGTATCAAGCCAATATTTGTGTTTGATGGAGCGCCACCTTCCATAAAAGAGGGCACACTGAAATCGAGGGATGATGTCAAGGATAAAGCGAGAAAGAGGTTAAAGGATGAAATTAATGAAGATGAGGTAAGAAAGTTACAAAAAAGAAGTATCAGTATATCGAATGAACAAATATCGGAGTGTAAGGCACTTTTGGAGGTGATGGGTGTTCCGTATGTTGAGGCGCCGGAGGAGGCTGATTCACAGTGCGTGTATTTGGTTAACAACGGGTTTGCGGATGGTGTTGCATCGGAGGACATGGACATATTGACGTTTGGCGCCAGGGTACTGTATAGAAACGTAAATTCCACGGGAAAAATTACAAAGTATGACTTGTCCAAGTTATTAAAAGAGCTAAACCTAAACATGAATCAATTTATTGACATGTGTATTTTATTAGGGTGTGATTATTGTCCGACTATCTCTGGGATTGGGATGAAACGGGCGTATGATCTGATAACACAACACCAATCGATTGAGGGTATATTAGAGTTGGATAAATACAGTCCCACTAAAGAATTCAAGAAAACGTACAAGGCAGCACGAGAGTACTTTAAACATGCACCGGTAAAGGCGGTCACCAGTGATGATCTGCAGTGGAGAGAGCTCGACGAGGATGGGTTTAAGGACTTATTACAGAAGTACGAATACAGTGATAACAACATAAAGAAGCACGTGAGCATGTTGAAAGGAGGTTCCAAGAGCGAATTTTTAATGAAAAAGTGTTCAATATATGATCAGGATGACATGTTTTCGGATTAATCTAAGATTATAACGACATGTTTTCGGATTAATCTAAGATTATGACGACATGTTTTCGGATTAATCTAAGATTATGACGACATGTTTTCGGATTAATCTAAGATTATAACGACATGTTTTCGGATTAAGCGTTCCAAATTTTTGCTCGTAGTGTTTCATCTAAATACATATCATCATGAGGTTGAACATTATAGTGGGCAATAAACTCGGGGACATTTTTCAGGATTTGGTTTACACGAAATTCGGCTAATGCATGGGGATCGGACTTGATTCTTTTAGCGATTTCTTCTTTGCGGATCAGCTGGCGCCATAGACTGGCATAGGATGCGAAGAAGTCGTGTATGTTAGCATCAGGTTTGACACGTAACAGGGTATGTAATGAGATGAGAACGCCACCTAGATCTGCTAGGTTTTCGCCGAGGGTTAATTTTCCGTTAATTTTGTATCCTTCTTTTTCCAAGTCATCGAATTGGGCGATCATCTTGGATGCTTCTTCGGTGTATTTTATTTTATCTTTTGGGCACCACCAGTCATGTAATTTTCCCTGTTCATTAAATTTTTTTCCCTGGTCATCAAATGCGTGAGATATTTCGTGACCTATAATGGTTCCAATACTGCCGTAGTTATGCTCGTCGCTCTTATCCACATCGAAGAAAGGCGGTTGGAGGATACCGACAGGGAACACCATTTCATTTTTTACGAGACTGTAATAGGCGTTCACTTCATGGGCACCGATCTCCCATGTATGCGGATCGGATGGCTTTCCTAACGTTTTTAAATCCTCCTTGATATTGTGTCTTGATAGTTGTAACATCATGTTTAATAGTGAACCACTTAGTTGTAGGTCATTATAATCATTTATTTTGTGGGGTCTACCAATTTTGTATTTCATTTGTTCAAGTTTTTTTATGGCGGATTGTTTGGTGGGCTGCGACATCCAGGACAGGTTTGATAACTTTTGTTTCATGGTTTGTTTAATGTTATCAATCATGGTATTTATTTTTTCGCACACGGCAACGGTGAAGTATTTTTGACTGTATTCATACCCTAATAGATCTCCAACTGTGGAATTCAGTATGCCGATTGCTTTGTTTGGCCTTGGTTTCTGAGTTTTAACACCATTTATCACCATACCATAAAAGTCAAAATGATGTTGCTCGGTTTCGGGGTTTATGTATGGCAGGCTTGTGTTGTAGATTATCCATTTTATGTAATCATCAGTATTAGGGATATTGTTTAACCCTTGCAATAGTTTTACGTTTGTGACGACCACTTTCTGTGGTGTACCTATATCTTTATATTTGCGGCGGAAGGCATCTAAAATAGGGGTAATGTCATATATTTTCTTCAGGTCATTGAGATGATAGAGGTTATATATATGGTCCATGTTGCGTTTCTCGTCCTTATCCATAGCATACATGGCCAGGTGCATCTCTACATCTATGATTTTTTGGGGGGAAATTGGGAGGTTGTATTTTGCGATGGTGCGTTGTAGGTAATCTATGTACTTATCGAGGTATGGTTTGTATTTGGGATTAAGATAATAGTGCCTATTTGGTAACGATAACACCGATTCATTAATGTATATCATTTGGAGTTGATCGTTTTTAAAGTCGGGTATTATGTCCATGCTAACGAGCGATGATATGCCATCTGCCAGAGAATTACCAAGGAGATTATCACTAATGTCGTTTATGTATTCTGTTAAAGAATCGGTAGTGTCAGTAGAAGCGTCGAAATTCATGGCAGTTGCAAAGAGGGAGTGTAAGATGGGATTACTTGTTTTTGACAGTAGGTTTATAAGTCTTGTTTCGTTGGTCTGGGTGACAATGTCAAATTGTCCATAGCGCGAACGAGCATCGGGTATGTGGTTTGTGCGCAGCCATTCATCGTTTATAGCCACATAATAATTTCGATTATATAACTCATTACTCATTTATATTATATAAAGAGAAAAATTATATTCTGTATAGATGTAAAGATGGTTAAGAATACTATTGGTGGAAAACACCACAAGAAACAAAAGCGGACAAATGATACACCAGACAACATTCGAGACTTTCCGTGGGCGGATGATGAAAACACATTTTTTGGAAAGGTCACGACGTTGTTTGGCGGCAACATGTTAGAGGTGACGATCAAGGACATAGCATACAAGTGTCGCATACCTGGGTCTTTCAGGAAGAAGGTATGGATTGGCAAGGGGGACATGGTGTTGGTGCATGTAGATAGGGTCATTGATGTGTGGGAGGTGATGTACGTGTATAGACTGGCGGAGGCTAACATTATCAAGGGGACAATTACCTTTGACGTTGAGAAGAACGAAGATGGTACAGACGGGGTGTTGTTTTGTGATAGTGATAATATAGATGTTGCAAACATATGAAAAAATTGATAAAATACTATATCTGCCGGCCTTAAATATGTAGAAGATGCCAATAATTGACAAGATGACGATATCCGGTGCCATATCCTTCACCTACAATGGCCTGCCTTACCGCTACAATGGAATGTCTACATTCTTGCTCCACTATTTGGAGGGCATGCAATGTAGCCAACCCATACAACTGAAGGTGATAAATAAAACACAATCATATTTTGAATGTCAGATAAGGTGGATAACTGATATTGAGGAGGCCATTATTAAGGATAACAAGAGGTATCAATCATTGTACGATAACACGATGGAGAATGGACATTTTATGTCCAAGTACAAGTTGCATTTGAGAAAACTGATAATAAGCATTCCTATGACTAAGGTGATAAACCTATGGAAGAGTAAAAGGATAGAACTCATCCCGTACAACACGAGCAATCCGCCAAAGATAACGGTGTATTGTACGGTCAACGGTGTGGCGGTCCCGATGCCGTACGAAATTCCATACATGACGAGCGTGCATGGGATGATTGCTATGCAAAAGAGTGATTTTGCGATGATCAATAGAAACTTTCGCTTGAAGCGACCCGATAACCATTACGTGACTTCTTTGATCTGCAACGATTATAATGATTGTTTCGTACCAAGCTACATTTCAGAAGAACTGCAATACCAGGACGATAACCTAAACACTTTCAACACAATGCTTGGGTGCTTAAAAGAAACGGCAATCGATCATGCATGGACGTGGGTGAGTAACGATAAAAAAGATAGGAACGATAGACAACTTATAGGAGGGAAGATCCAATACGTTTACAACGGAACTGATTTTGTGTTGGAGTATCACATAGACACCCTCAAGCGCAAGATTTCGAGCGATTGGTTGGTTCCTGAGCATTCCTTTGACTTGGAGCTTCAGACCTACTTCAACCTTAAGGATGAACTTTTGGCGGTGTGTTTCTTTAAGTTAAAAAAATGATAAATTGATTTATAGTTATATAAATGATTACCCTATAATACATCACGATGGCAAAACAGGTGATCATAGAGGGTAACATTGGATGTGGAAAATCGTCATTATTGGGAGCTTTATCAAAGGTGCCGGACACGGAGGTATTTTATGAGCCGTTGGAGGTATGGGATAATATAAAGGATGCGAAGGGTCGATCGTTATTGGATGTATTTTATGAGGATCCTGAGAGATACAGCTACTTGTTTCAGTCCATAGTGTTCAAGACGAGGTTGAAATACCTAGATGTGCCGCAAGTAGCAGGGGTGAGGTACATTGAAAGATCAGTTCTAACGGACTATTATGTGTTCATGATGACATTGTTTGAGATGGGGAAGATAACGGATATGGAAAAGGTGTGTTACGAGGAGTGGTATTTCTGGTTGAAGGAGCGGTGTTTTGTGATGCCGGATGCGATCATTTATATTAGATCAACCCCGGAGATTTGTCACCATCGGATCATGCACAGAAACAGATCAGCGGAGTCTAAGATTACACTGGACTACTTGAGGACAATACATGAGAAACACGAGGTGTGGTTGTCACGGTGGACCGAGTGTAAGGTGTTTGTAGTGGAGAACCCACTAGGAAAGTCAATAGATGCTTTAGCGGACGAGGTGACAAAAATATTGAAAACGTTATAGAGTTGAACACAAAAAGAGTTTATGTAAAGCGGGGGTTGGGCAGAACAAGATGACAACATTACTTCCAAAACTGGACCAGTGGATTGATGCCATGGCGGAGGAGTTGGCGAGTATGTTTAATCAATTGAGTTTAAACGAGAATGACTTTGTGTGGGATGCTGATGGCGAGGAGCCAATTGTTGGCAAGGATATGGTATTTGAGGATGATCCGGTACCTGAGGAGTATAGTGAAAAAACGGAGGGATCAGATGGGAAAACGTATGAAACAGATGAGACCGATAAATCAGAAGGCGGGTCGGATGAGAAGCTCGTAAACAGTGCACATTTATTGATCCCCAAGGGGACTGTAAAAGAATATGTCATCAATATTATGAAAACCCATAACAGTGATTTGGAAATAGAGGATGAGGCAATGGACGCAATTCACACGGCATTGGAGGGTCACCTTATTAAACTTTACGAGTTTAGTAAGATGATTGCGTCACATTATGGACGTGCAGATGTTATAACACTTGATGTGACGCTGGCAAACAAATTTATTTAATTTTTACGAAAACAGGAAATGAACATATTGAGGATAGATGAAATCAGGGGTTTTGCCTGGTTTATATCGAATTTGCCTTTAGATGCGTCCGTTATCAATTGGATCGTGTCTCCAATGATGTTCTGTTCTACCATGTTTTTCAGCATGATAACTGTTTTCTCTGGTATCAGATCGTCGGCTGTACCAAAAATGCCATCTTCACCTTTAGCGACGGTTTCGATAGCTCTCATAATGTAGAGTTTTTTTTCAGCGCCTGGTAATCCTTTAACTTTTTCTAGGATTTCCATAGCTTTGGTGATGATCGAAAATGGGTTATCTACTGGTATTCTTTTGTCTCGAATAGCTTGTTTGATGGTTAGTATGAATGAATTAAGAATGAGCTCGTCTGGTTCTTTTTGGGAGGACATGATATAATATCTATTTAGAGATTAATTGGGATAAATAATAATAAAATGAAATACGGCAAACAGTTATCCTTAAGTTTATCGGAATTGCCGTCTCTGTATGCGGCGATTAGTATAAGTTACAAGCGCTGGAAACATTTATGTCAACAGAAGATGGAACCTGTAGATTATGTGAAACAATTAGAAAAGCATTGTGATTTGGTGAATGATTTTTTTAAGAGTTTGTCAAATCAAATTTACAATAAGAAGAAGTATCACATGTTACCATGCAGTTGGTCTTCAATGAGGACGTATCAAAAAGACAATGGTTGTTCTCTTGTGGTTGCATATAAACGTTTAACATCCGTGCCAAAATTAGAGTTTAAGGATTTGGTCCGTTTTGCGGAGATCAATAACATGACGGTGTACAAGGTTTGCAAGCGGATAGATAAAACTACGAATAATAATGAGGGCAGGTTGTGGTTATTAAAGGTGAGAGAGAACAAGGAGTATGATTTCATGTCGGGCATATTGTTAACACGTTTAAGATTGGACCTAGCGAATCAAGTCCAGGAGTGTCCGATTTGTATGGAGAGTATGGGGGATGGAAAAAACAGATCGTTGATCCTGACCTGCGGGCACCCAATATGTTTGACGTGTGTCTACAAGTTGACTGGTATCAAAAACAACGGTACGTTGTATAACTTGTTGTTGTGTGCGGATTATCGGTCCCAGTGTCCATTGTGTGTGATGCGCCGTCCATTCAGGGACATATCGCCATTGAGCTTCTGGGAAAAAAATGAAAACAAAGAATTATAGAATTTTAGCTTCTTAGGTATAAACAATCATGATACTATCCAAGGTGTCGGTAAGGAGGCAATGCGTGGCGAGTGCCTATGATCGCACACACTGTGCAAGTGGTAATGATTGCACACACTGTGCGAGTGGGTACGACACACACCGCTATATAAAACCCACGAGGGTCACGAGGAAGAAGAATTCAGTTGTGCCTTTTCAGAAGTCATTTTATGTGATATCAACAAAGGCAACGGTTTCGCCTGACGAGATAAAAGAGACATCCATAAAGATTTGTTTTGATTCATTGTACAGGTTGATGCTGCGGTATAACAATTGGGAGGACGACAGGGTGGTAGCCAAGACTATCGTCAAGTGTGTGCAGAACATAAATTTGTCGTGGGCACTGGAGGTTTGTGCCACGGCCAAAATGAACAGCACGGCCATCATAGTCACAGTAACGGAGGTCGATGCGATTGTATACAGGGATCGCCTCAATAGGAACGGTTTGGATGCGTTTGTGGAGGAGGCATAAAATTGATAAACTGATTATATACGGTGTTTGATGTTATTATACAGAAGGAAAAAATGCATGTTCACGATTGCGTCTACCATGAGCTCATCACCATACCGCGCCAGTTTCGAAAGTTGGTGTTTTCGCCCGAGTTCCAGAGGACCAAGGGGGTCAGACAGACTGGAACACTCAAGTATGTCTATAACAGCGCGAATCACACGAGGTATGAACACATGATCGGGACCGCATATTTGACTCAACTGTTCTGTCGTAACTTGGTAACTTTTCGCGAGGACGGTTTGAAGAAGGAAGAACGCGATGAACTGTATCTGGCGGCATTGTTGCACGACATCGGACATGCGCCTTTCTCGCATCAGTTTGAGTCACAGGTGTGTCGTGGCCTTGGTATTGATTTCTCTCATGAGGAGCAAGGGACTCGTATCATTGAGGAGATGTTTGATCGAATGGATATTGATAATGTGGATGTTTCCAGGATAACGGGTTTGATCAGGGGTGACATTGTTCGATCGGACAAACCCTGGATGTCTGAAATAGTGGCCAACAAAAGGAATTGTCTGGATGTGGACAAGTTTGATTATTTGCAGAGGGATTCATTTTACATATTTGGTGAGATTCATAAGAACACATACACGATGCTAATGAACAGGCCGTGTGTCATAGATGGGGAAATATGTTATTCGTCCAAGTATCAGGAGCACGTCGTCAACGTATTCGGGACGCGAATGCGGATGTATCGGACGGCGTACATGCATCACAAGGTCGTGTCCACTGGATACATGATGGCGGATGCCATATTGCAGGCCAATCATGTTCTGAATGTTGAGGAGATATTGAGTGACATGTCTCAGTACGTGAATTTTGACGACGACATCATCAACAAGATATACGATAACGATGACGTGTCTCTGAACAAGTCGAGGGAGATTATTAATCGAGTAAAGGCAGGTAACTACTACTTGGAGGCCGGTAAGGCTGTGAATGTTCCCGTACCTACCATACAGGAGCTGTTACAGTGCAACACGAGTGGTCACTCCATTCACGCAGATGATGTTATCATTCATTCTTACAAGCTAAACTATGGACGGGAAATGAATCCGATATATGACGTCACGTTCTATGAAGGGTACAATTATCGCGACATCGTGGCAACAAAAATGGAAGAGTCCATTTTCCATCCGAGGAAGGCGGAGGAGAAGATCTTGCAGGTATTTTGCAAGAAAAAGAAGGTGTTTGCGGATGTGATGAACATGACAAAAACGTGGATCAATGCACACAAGTCGCTAGGGCGATGATTGTTTTAGGTGCCATACAGGCAAAAATTGAAGCACATTTTCTAGCAGAAATATGCACTAACCTACAATAGCAAAGGGCTAAAGCCCCTTGCTATTAAAAATTGATCTTGCCTGGCGGCTGCGCCTGCTTTTTATTGCGCTCCAAAGGAGCACAATAAAAATTGAAAAAAAATTTGCATGCCAATTCTTATATGATAACGCTCCCCAGAATGTGCACTAACGCCCCGCTCAAGGTTGTCCGCCAGATTGTCCGCGATGAGGTCCAGCCTCGGACACTGTTTCCTGAAGATGGCTTCTTGACCCCGGTGGGTCAGGGCATCGTCCAACGGGTTCCCGATGCTCCGCAAAAGCGCAAGGTTGTGGTGCCCAGGGAGGAGGTGGTGCCGTGCGTCCTGTTTAGTGCAGACGGATTCTCGACCCCTGTGGGTCAGGGCATCGCCAGGCGGACGCCCGGCGCCCCCAGCAAGCCAAAGCGTCTTCGCTTCTAGTTTTTTTAGGTACTTTTGCATGGGTGCAAAAAAAATGAAACTGTTTTTTATTGGCGTGAAATAACATTATAACAAACATGGAGAGTGCAGAGAGTGACAGTCCAAGGACACCGCGTGATAAGCCTACATATTATATGGGACCAATGTTTAATGGAGTTCCTGGAGCGCCTGTAGCAAAGAAACCGAATGTCAAGTTGAGGGAGGTTATTAAAGAGTTAAAGATATGATATTATTGCAGTATATAACATGAAGATATTTATTCCATTAATATGTTACAATCACACGTGCCATACTTCTTTTATGATGTCGATGATGAGATTAGTGATGGTGTTAAAGAACAGTAACATTGATGCGGTAATCTTTCCGATTACGTTCGAGAGCTTGATCAGTCGTGCCCGGAATGCATCAGTTGCTCACTTCTTATCGGACAAGGACGCTACGCATTTGCTTTTTATAGATTCTGACATAGAGTTTGCTCCAGAGGACGTGGCAAAGTTGATCAATGCAAATCGCGACGTGGTTTGCGGCGCGTATCCTCAAAAGTGGTTGAACATAGAAAAACTGCAGAGCGGCCAACCACTAGAGGTGTGTACAAAGTCGTCATGCCATGTATTGGATGTTGACAGTGGAGAATGTGAGTATGTCACAACGGGTTTCTTGTTAATAAGAAGACTGGTATTTGAGACGATGATGGATAAATATAAGGATCGGCAGTACGTCAATGACATAGATGGTTATATGGGAGCAAATAAGGATTTTTTTTATGACTTCTTCCCGGTGAGTGTTAATGAGGTAACAAAAAGGTTCGAAAGTGAGGATTATGGCTTCAGCAGACTGTACAGGGAGACGGGTGGGAAAATTTATGTGGTGCCGGATATAACATTAAAGCACTATGGTTGGTTTGGATATCCGGGAAACCTACACCGTCAAATGACACATCAATAGGAACGATGATTTGTTTTCAACCATTGTTTTTATTTTAACATCTATAGTGATCATACTACTAGACACCACGTTATTTATGATGAAGGATCGGATGTAGTGACCCAATACCTGACACTTGTTATTACAGTCTACATACAAGTTACTGTTCTCAACGGGGGTAAATCTTGGGAATTTCAAGACGCGACATTCATCGTGGTCATGCAGGAGATAAGCATAGTTTGATGGATTGATATGAACAATTATATTGTATTCCGCACTTTTGTTTTCGATAAACCACATCATATCGGATAAGGTAATAATAAAATCATCACTATGAATATGTTCGTTGCATTTATAGTGTAAGGAAGTGGATAGTATTTTTTCTGTGTTGTTAAAGAGATATATTGATATAGAACAATTAGTTTGTCCACAGAAAAAGAGTTCGCTTAATAACTCTATCATTTATAGTATGATAATATTATAAATGGATATTCAGAAAATAGACGACGGGTGTTATGCGGTGTTCAGCTTGGTGCATGGTAGGAGACAACATTGTCATTTTACTATTCCGAAGATACATTCACCCTTTGGAATCGAGGAGTTTAACAAAGTTTTGTATTTAAATCTTGAGGTAGACAACACACAATTATTAGGTGATATTTATAAGGTAGAGAAAGAGCTATACGAATATATGAAGACTATAAATGGGAACTTAGAATGGGTCAGCAGTATCAAGAAGAACGGGTCATTTAAGCCGTTGTGGAAGATTCGAATACAGAAGAGGAGAAATCGTATCATGATCAGGTCGTCAAAGGCGTTCCACGAAGTCGATTTTAAGACAGAGTTAAGAATCAGAGTTGTGTTGCAATCAATATACGTGTATGGCAACAAGTGCGGTGCGATATATTTTTTGGATGAGGTAGAGGAGAACTGATGTTTTGTTCTATGAACAATAATTAAAAAAATTGTAGCACATTTCCTAGCGGAAACATGCACTAACCCTTTCTGTTAAAAATTGATCTTGCCTAGCGGCTGCGCCTAATTTTTCTTTAGCCTTGCAGGCTGCAGAAAAATTGAAATACTTAAAGTTTTGCCACTTATTGTCTAATAGTACACAAAGATGAGCTTCCTTAGGAACAAACGCCTGCAGTCTGAGTTAAGGTTGATTGATAAGGAGCCATTAGATAACATAAAGGTGACGATTAAGAATGACCAGATGGAGTCATGGTATGTGTTGTTTCATGGGTTAACGGATGAGTGTTATGTGGGTGGGGAGTATATTTTGGAGATTATCATACCGGCAACGTATCCACAAGATGCACCGGATTTCAGGATGCTGACACCGAATGGTCGTTTTGCGATCAATTCCAAGCTGTGCTTTTCGAATTCGGGTTATCATCCGGAGCAGTGGTCGCCGGTATGGAACATGCGGACGATCATCATGGGATTCCTTTCGTTCTTTCTGGAAAAGGAATCGACAGGGATTGGTCATATTGTGTCTTCTGTGGCGGACAAGAAAAAGTTTGCTGGTGAATCGGTAGAGTACAACAAGGTCCATTTCCCAAACATTGTTTTTGGTTAAAGGCATATAAAGATAACATTAATATAATAGTATAAGCCATCGACAGGTGCACATGTTGAAAGCCTAGGGACATGGTTTTACATGTCTCGACGGGATATGATTATCATATCTTGACTTTTTGTATTGATTGTTTCAAGTATTGATTAAAGGAATTATTTCATTAAATGCAATTTGTGGGCAAATAAAAATCATTTAAATGTTGGTAAACATGTTAATGATAAAGATGATCTATAAACTGAACTTGAATAGCAACAAGTTTTATTTTAGCACGTGTCCAGCTGTAGATAATGAATGGATAAGACACTATGGTATTATTTCATATGAAACGTGTGAGGGTAGTGACATAGATTTGATATATTGGGTGTTGACGTTCATGTCACATTATGGTTATAACAACGTGAGGGGTGGGTATTGGAATCAGACGGAGCCATATAAGAATCCGCCACCGGTCCTAATGCGTTTCATTAAAGGAAAAACAAAATACAACAGATGCGAGAGGTGTCAAAATTATGGTCATTCGACGTCGCGTTGTGTGGTAAAGCTAGACGACTTGGGTGATGTGATCATGTAGTAATATATTTTGGGGAGGATAGGTGCAAGTTGAATTCCTATGATGAATGCTTCTAGATACTTTTTAATAGTTGAAATCATATATATATCATTCTCTTTCTTTTGTCTGATAACGAGCGAGCTGTAAGTCTTTAGGAAGGATTACTTGGCGTTGGGCATGTATGGCATTTCTTTGTGTCATTTGAAACAGTTCGACCAGATAGCTTTCGGCGGCGGCCTGTATCGCTTTTACAGCTTCTTGGTCGATATCTAATACTGTGTTAAAGTCATGCATAATTTCGCGGACCAACATTTCAAAGTTATCAAACGGGATTAGGTTATGGGTTGTTGATTGGTAAAATCTTATTTCTTCGATTACTTTATCTTCCTTATCGTCCACACCTTGATCATCGCCCTCACTGTTATCATCACTTTCATCATCATTATCGACACTCATGTCATCGTTAGCTTCGTCGGTTTCCGTGTCGGTCATTTCGATGGATGACACATCAGTGGATTCGACATCGGACTTGATCATTTCTTCGAATTCGACGTCATCTTCAATATCTGCCAGAGCGTTGTTAATGTTGGTGAAGGTTATGTTGCTGGAAGTCATGGTTGATGTGCATCATATATTTATATGCATGAATACATGGTGATGATCAATTTTTTGTTACGCATTGGAATCCAACTTGGTTTAAATAGTTACCGGCGTGACCATACATGCGACCTAGCACGGAGCCAGCAGGACATTCAAGGGACTTTGTGTCGGTAATGCCACTATTAGTGCCGGATATAGGCATATTGATGTTATTGCATTTGGGTTGGATAATGCCGATGTACGGACCTTGGTAATTAGCACTTATATTCACGCCGGTGAATCCTGAAGAACAGTCAGTTGCGTATGGACCGCCATAGGGTCCACCGTAATAGGGACTACTGGTTCCATCAGAGCATTTAACGCCGATGCCATCATTCCAAGCACCATAACGTCCGTTAATTTGCGTAATGTAAGAGTTACTTGGACATACAAAATTAAAGGATGCATCTCTTGCACTACCAATATAGACGGACGAGGTATATGTTACAGGACAAGCTTGGGTATTGCAGGGGATGGTTTCCACGAGGGTTGGACATGCTGCACCACCATTCGCACCGTAGTTTGTGATGGTCCTAGTTCTAGTTTGGGTACCACCACCACATGACTTCGAACAAGCGGACCAGAGGGACCAGTCAGAGACAGTACAATCAACGGGACAAGCGTCTGTGTTACAAGAGGCATCTTCTCGAAGGGATGGACAAGCGATGCCGTTATTTGCAGCTGGGATGATTACGGAACGGGTGCGGGATTGGGTACCACCTCCACATGTTTTAGAACATGTTGACCATGGAGCCCAAACGGATACTTGACAGTCGGTGGGACAGGGTGGTGATGTGGGACATGATGAAGTATCGATCAAAGCCGGACACTGTGCGCCACCATTGGAGGGTGGAACGAGGACGGTTTTATTTCTGCTTCTGGTACCGGTCCCACAGGCTGGACAAGGTGACCATTCGGACCAATCGGATGTTTTACAATCGACGGGACAGGGTTGGGTATTGCAGGATGAGGTGTCGATAGAGTTGTTAGCAAAGGGGCAATCTAGTCCACTGCCTACTTTATCAGAGGTTATTTTGTAGATTCTTTGTTTGCTACCACCTCCACAAGTTTTATTACATGCAGACCATTCTGACCACACCCCGGTACAGTCTTTGTTGGCCAATACAACAGATGCAGTAGGTACAACGGGAGTATTAGCTGGTACAACGGGAGTATTAGCTGGTGCAACGGGAGTATTAGCTGCTACGACAGGCGTGTTAGGTGTTGTATTGTTCTTTTTCTTAAAGAAAATGAAATAGATCAGTAAAAGAAGCACAATAACAGCAATAACAATACCCACAATAATTGCTGGATTCATGATATTATTATATAATATTATTTTTATCAGCCACGAGAGAAATAACAATTATTGTAGACACTATGGGTGACAAGGAGTGCAATTATGATATCTGTAGTGTAGTGGGATCGTGTGAGGAGAATAGACGCAGCACATAATAAATTCAAAAGGACAACATAATTCAAAGCGATTACATTATTACGGAATAGTATTAAAGTCATAAGGAAGAAAAGCGAAAAGTGACCGCTAAACACTTTATCGTAACAATGCCCTACTAAGAGTGATTTCAACGAGAATGGTTGATGGCATCTTTTGTGTTTTGGAAGGATGGTGACAAAGATACATATGGAGCGAATAATTAAAATAATTGGAAAATAGTGTATGACATCTTTAATAACTTGGGATGTGGTGTTTGAGCACAGGGAAATAACAAGAGGGATAAGCAGAATAACGTTGTTTAGATACTCGAGGTGACTGATGTTAGGGAATACTTTATGGCACACGTCCCACACTTTATCCAGTTTACGTTTAGCTGCTTTTGAGGGATGGTAATGATCAGATCCTATCACATGAACGTAATAGGTGGATAATATATGTAATATCAGTGCTAGTATAATGAGTTGGTTGTTCATATATGTATTAAATAGAAAATATATCTGAATTGATATTATATGCATCCTTTTAACAGTTTTTTTAACAAGATATATGTGATTAACATGGATAAGGACGTAGAAAGGATGAGTACTATCGCATTATTATTAGATGAAGAAGGAATAACATACGAGAGAAGAGGAGCCATAGATGGTAGGCAAAAGGACAACTACAAGGACGACATAAGTGACAAATGCAAGTTGATATGTACAGATAGTATGATTGGATGTGCTTTAAGTCATTTGTATTTATGGAGGCATGTGGTTGAAAATAGAATAGACAGGGTGTTAGTATTAGAGGATGATGTTAAGTTGGTGGATGATTATGAGGATATCTTCAAGAAGGCAATCAAACAGCTACCTATAGACTGGGACGTATTTTATTTTGGATGCCACGGACTCTGTGATAAGAACAGGGAATATGGGAATCCATTCATGAGAGTATTTCATATATTTAAGAATGAGTCAATAGATTTGGATAAGAGTAATATATTTGTGCCCGAATATCCTTTAGCGACACATGCATACGGTGTGTCATACGAGGGATGTAAGAAACTGATACGCTATATAGAAAAGGTTGGGTATCATATAGATGTGTGCATTGCGAGGAACCAAGCCAGATTAAACATCTATGCATGCTACCCGAATATTGCATTTCAGAATGGTGCTGATTCAACAATGGCAGATAAATCATTTCCGGTAACATTAAATAGAGTGTTATCGCAAGTGAGGGATGATAAGAATTTTGGGTATGACTATTTTTTTACGGCACCAGTGTTGAGAGGGATAAATTTATGGACGATTATTTTCTTGGTATTGGGGATGATTGGAAAGAAGAATGTATATGTTAGGAATGGAGTGTTCTTGTTGTTTTTGATAGAGTTAAAACTAAATAGCGTGTACTATTTGGTGTCTTTAATTATGTTTATAATTGGTTATTATTTATTGTAGGTTGAATAGTTATATAAATGTTATGTGTTATAGTGGCCATTCACAAGTTGATAGTTTATTTCATGTTCTTAGGTTGTTTTTTGCCTTTAAAATATTTAAAGTTTCATTTAATTGCATACCCATCAGCTATCCTACATTGGATGTTAAATGGGAACCGTTGTGTGTTATCGGATTGGGAAAAAAATTTGGGAGGTGGTAAACAGACGAGTGATACAGAATACCCATTTATGAGAAAGGTATTTGGTGATCTTGGATATTATCCGAAGGAGGATGCAGTCATAGAGAAAATAATGTATGGTGGTTATACATTAGCATGGATAATCTCACTATTGAGGGTTGTTTATTTCAAGGCTTGATTGAATATGTTTTAGGGTATCAATAACATCACATTTATCAATAAGTGTCATATACTTCATACTTTTATCGTAAGAGTGAAGGGGTAAAAGTGTGAAAATATGAGAATAAGTCATTAGTTTTACATAAAGGACATATTCTTTGCCGTAATTTTCTTGTATATGATGTAATAGTATGTTTTTGAAGCTTTCTTTGTATTTATTAGGGAGGAAGTTATTATGCATTATTTCATCGTATCCCATAAGACTTTGATATATTTTTGCATAATCATAGAAAATATCGCCATATATTGTGGGGATATTTTTAACGATGCCTCGCATATCGATAAGTTTTATTTCGTTGTCCTTGTTGACGATAACATTAGTAAAGACGGGATCACCATGAATCATACGTATGATAGCTTTGTTATGTGTTTTATATAAATCAAAGAATGTAATTATAGCATTAAATAAAATGTCTGAATCTGGAACACTTTGATATATGGCATCTTGGAATCGTTTTTGGAGGCGTTCACTGTAGTGCTCATAAATTAAATTTGACGTTATGTCAGATTCATTGCATTGATGAAGAGTGTGGATTGTGTGAAGGAACCTAAGAAAAAGGTCATCTGTTAGATTTTCTTTTACATATAGATATGATAAGTTTATTCCATTGATTTTTTCTATTGTATATGAACAGCTATCACTTTTAATAAATAGGGGGAATAATATGCGGAGCTTATTAGGGATATTGTTGTAATAGTAAATCTCAGCCTTTATTTTTGTTGGCTCTCCTTTTTTTGTGACAACCTCTAAGTGTTCGATAGATATGGTGTTAAAGTCTCTTTCCTTGATGTTATTTTCGTAAAAGCCTGTTTCTTTTTCGAGGTCATGATATGCATTGATAGCGCGGTCATCAATATAAAAGTCAGCATAAGGTTTGCCAAAATAGATTTCATCGTATGGGATGTCAAGTTCGTGAAGACTATGGAGTGTTTTAGCGGCGATGTCGGACATAACTTTTCCAACATTACCATTGTGTGTTTTCATTCTTCTAGCCGTATAGAGTATGATGGTGTGTCCCATTGATTTTAGAAAACGTAGGTAATTAATATTTTTTTCGATAGGTTTATTGATGGTGTAGTCATTAGAGGATATAATGAGGGTGTTATCAATATCAAAACAGAATCGTTGTGTCCTTGTTTGTTTGTCTTGTAAGGCATATATTTTAAGTTGTTGAGGGGTACCAACACAATTAAAGTCATTGGGTTTGATGATGATGGGGTTAAATATGTGATTATCGCGCAACATCAAATCAATAGTACATGATGTGTAGTATTCGTTGTTATATTTGTGGTTCTGCTGAATTACTTTGTTACAGTATTCAAAAAGAGTTTGAACGGAAGAGAAAAAGTATGCGCCAGTATTAGCCAAGTTACTAATAGGTTGCTTCTCTTTTATTTCCGTAATGATGTTATCGTCATTAATTCTGATGTAGGAATATATGGGAAGCATTTTATTGTCTTGAAAACAGACAACGGCATTGTTGGATACTTTTTTGCATAATGCAATTATGTCTATATCATAAAATGTATCACAGTCACATATGAGTGTTTTTGGGTGTAGTTTTGTTATGTCATAGTTGGAGAGGAAGGCTAATAGTGTTTCAACGGCACCGGATGTGTAGTAACCGAGTTCATATGTTATGGCTGTATTTGGGATGATGTTAGTAATATCATAATTATTTAATTCTTTGTTGTAGATGATAATGAGTTTGTCGTCAGGTTGTAACTTGATGGAGTTAACCACATATTTTAGCATAGGTGTACCATTGATATTAATAAATGGTTTAGGAAGAATGTAACCATTCTTTTTAAATCTTTCGCCAATACCACCTATTGGAATTATTATGTTCATTTATATATATATGCTGAAAATAATAATATTGGCTTTTGTAGCCTTATATATTTATACTTGCATTGTGCTATCAAAGAGCTTTGGTTGTCATTCCCTAATGAAACTAAGGCCAAAAACAAGAATTGCATTATGCATATCGGGTCAAATAAGGAAAGAATGGAAGATAACATTACAGAGCATAAAGAAATATATAATAGATGCATTGGATGCGGATGTATTTTTTAGTTTTAACAGCATAACAGATGAACATGTAAAAAGCATAATAATTGACATGTTGCAACCCAAAGACTACGTATTTCAAGATATGAACATAGAACATGATGACGGTCCTTATAGCAAGAATTTTAGTATAATGATGACTAGAATGATTGACTGCAACAACATGAAAAAATATCACGAACAACGCACAGGAAAGAAATATGACATTGTTATCAAGATTCGTCCTGATATGTTGATGAAAGAATGCATTCCTAAAAGTATTGTATATTATATTCAACCTAATACTGTTTATGCGTATGAATTCAGATATATTCCAATCATAAATTTTTTAGGAATAACAGACCAATTCTTCATATCGGATTCGGTCACGATGGATAAGCTTATACGAAATGATGTTATACGTGAAATGAAAGAAATAACTTATTGTAAGTATAACGAATATGCTTTGTATAAACATGCTGTAAAGAATGGTATTAATATCAAGTATTTTTATTCACCAAGTTTATTGTATAAATTTATAGACACAAATTTGATATCGTCATCAATTAAGTTTTTGCAAGAAAAAGGTTTCATTTTTGGAACAAAAAGCATATGTAGTATTTTAAACTAGTATAAAAAAAATATCACATTAAAATATATGAACAAAACAGCTAGATTAGTTGTTATATTACATTGCATAATAGTATATTTTTTATTCTTAGGGTGTTTTTTACCTGAAAAGTATTTGATTTATCATTTATTAGCGTTTCCTTTAGTATCTTTTCATTGGCAATTAAATGGAAATCGTTGTTATTTAACGGATTTGGAGTACAAATTGAATGGGATTAAAGACGTACCTGCAATAGATAACCACTATCCGTTCATGAAAAGAATTTTTGCTCAACTCCGTTTTTATCCAAATGATGCAACAATTCATATATATGCAATGTGGGGGTTGATTATTGCATGGTTGATAACATTAGTAAGACTTACATGTAAGAAAATAATATAGATATGTATAAGACAGAAGATTGTATCATAAAGTTACCGCTTAAATGTCCAATTAAGACCTATATTTTATATGCCTTTGCGGCGAGAACGAGAAGCGATACTTTCTTAGGACGACGCGAAAAGCGTAATTTTCTAAGATGGACGATGAAAGGGGGTAAACTATAAGAGGTTGACCGCGGAATGTATCGTAAAGTTACCCTCGCGATCACATTATATGATCTGTATTTTATATCCCTTTGCGGCAAGACGAGAAGCGATACTTTCTAAGGACGACGCAAAAAGCGTAATTTTCTAAGATGCATGATTAATGTTGAATCATAAAGTTATATGTGAAATGGATATTTTTCTAGGTGGTATACTGAAGGAGGTTGACCGCGGAATGTATCATAAAGTTGCCGCTTAAATGTCCAATTAAGACCTATATTTTATATCCCTTTGCGGCAAGACGAGAAGCGATACTTTCTAAGGACGACGCAAAAAGCGTAATTTTCTAAGATGCATGATTAATGTTGAATCATAAAGTTATATGTGAAATGGATATTTTTCTAGGTGGTATACTGAAGGAGGTTGACCGCGGAATGTATCATAAAGTTGCCGCTTAAATGTCCAATTAAGACCTATATTTTATATGCCTTTGCGGCGAGAACGAGAAGCGATACTTTCTAAGGATGACGCGAAAAGCGTAATTTTGCATAATGGATATTTTTCTGGGTAGTATACGAAGAGGGTTAACCGCGGAATGGGTCCTAATGTTACTGTCTCGATGACTTGATGAGACCTATATTTTATATGCCTTTGCTGCGAGAACGAGAAGCGATACTTTCTAAGGATGACGCGAAAAGCGTAATTTTCTAAGATAGACAATAAAAGTGGTAAACTATAAGAGGTTAAGCGTGGAATATATGGTAAAGTTGTTCACACAATGACCGTATCGAGAAATGAATTTTATATGCGTTTGCGGGGATAACGAGAAGCGATACTTTCAAAGGATGAAGCGAAAAGCGTAATTTTCTAAGATAGACAATAAAAGTGGTAAACTATAAGAGGTTGAGCGCGGAATATATCGTAAAGTTGCCATATCACTGACATGATGAGACCTATATTTTATATTCCTTTGCTGCGATAACGAGAAGCGATACACGTTGAATAACAAAGTTATATGCGTGATGGATATATTTTGGAGGATTTAGACCCAAATTTGTTATCTTCGCGAGATTGACTGTGATATGGTTATAAATGATAATGTGCTGCGCACATTATCATGCCGCGCGATGGTCACTAATTTCAGGACTAAACGGAGGATTTTGACCCAAATTTGTTATCTTCGCGAGATTGACTGTGATATGGTTATAAATGATAATGTGCTGCGCACATTATCATGCCGCGCGATGGTCACTAATTTCAGGACTAAACGGAGGATTTTGACCCAAATTTGTTATCTTCGCGAGATTGGCTGTGATATGGTTATAAATGATAATGTGCTGCGCACATTATCATGCCGCGCGATGGTCACTAATTTCAGGACTAAACGAAGAATATTGACCCAAATTTGTTATCTTCGCGAGATTGGCTGTGATATG